GTGTCGGTGATCGTGCTCATACCCATCTGCTCGGTGTGGAGCGTGGCCGCAGCGGCGGTGAAGCTCGCGGAATCGAACCGCGCGGTGGGGATGCCCAGGCCGTACACCGGATTCGTCATCCAGTCCCAGATCATCCACGCCGGGTTCGCGTCGCCGTTGATGTTGTGATCGTGCGTGCCGAGCGGATCGGGGCAGCGCTGGATCGCGAAACTCATGTCGTTCAAGCTGGTCGTGGTGCCGAGATAGACCTGGCGCAACACGAAGTGGCAGATCCCGAGATAGGCCGGGGCCGGATTCGCGCCGGGCAAGTGCGCGCTGAGATACGCGCTCGGGAGCGAAGTCTGCAGCCCGCGGTAGAACGAAATGCCGCCCGCGATGCCGCCGCCGCTGAGATCCCCACCGAACAGATTCTTATTGTTCGTGTTGTTCGGGATATTGATATCGATGTAGTCCTCGCCCCCGACGCCCGCGACCGAAGCGGTCGTGTACTGCACCGCTTTGCTCGTAGCGAAGATGCCAGAGGGCACCACCGTATCGAAAATAAATTGGTCCCCGATCTGGAACGGAGTCGTCGGCCCCTGCACAATGGTGAACCCGACTTGAGAACTCCCGAAGGGCACTCCCACGGTGGCGTTGCCCACATGGCCGGAGTAGGAACCCTGCACCCAGAACGTGGTCGGCGGATTATTCGCCGTCAAGGTGAAAGTTTGGGTGCGTGCGTTGCCAGGCACGTAGACGCCAATCACCTGGCCGTCGCCCACGTGGGTGCCCGCCTGGTTTTCGACGTGGCCCAAAGTGACCAGCCCGTCGACCGGGCCGTGGCAGATCACCAGCTGCATGCCCATCAAGTATTTGTAGCCCACGGTTTTCTTGCCCAGACCGAGAATCCCGCCCTGTTTGACTTTCAATGCCTTGAGATCGCCGTACCATACGACGTTTGGTCCCTTCGCCAGCACCGTTCCGAAAATAACGGGGATCACGCGGCCCTCTTCCGCGGTGGGCGCTGTGAAATCTCCGAGCGCGCTCGCTCGCCCAGCTGGAGATTTCGCGAGCAGCGCCGTGACCACGCTCGATGCGACCAGCAGAACAAGCTCGATGATCAGCCAGAAAACCATACGCGCCTCAGTTGAACGGATCTTTGAACGGATTCTTGACTGGCACCCACTGGAAGCCCATGAAGTTTTTGCCGTTCGCGAACTTCTGCACGCAGGTGTGATAGTCCCGCATGCAGCCCGCGTAGAGATTGACTGCCACGCCCACCGCCACGTTGAACAGCGGCGCGAGCAGCGTGAGCGACGTCCCGTTGTGCAGCAGGATCATCCGGCGCTGCTGCCCGATCTCGATATAGCCCGCCGTGAACCAGTTGTCGGGTTTCGACGCCGCTGCAGCGACGGTCACCACGTCGCCTGCCGCGCTGATCGTGGCGATCGTGCCGCCCACGCGGAAAAGCGTTTTGTCGACGGTGCAGCCCAGGTCGTAGAGAAAGTGATTGCAGGGAGACTGGAACTTTACGGCCGGAACGTTGTTCTTGAGAAAGTCGCTGTCCGGGATACAGTTCAACTCCCCGAAGTCGCCGAACCGATTGATGGTGACGCGCCCGGTGAAATTCACCACCACGTCGGAGTCGCCTCCGTGCCCGCGGTAGATCACGAGAAACATCGGCGTCGTCGGAGAGAAAGCGACGAACTGCTGTGGCACCGGATTTTCTTTCGGCAAGGTGACGCGCACCGTGCCGGCCTTCGCCTCCGAGGTCTGGTTCGTCGGCGTGCGCTTGATGACCTCGGGCAGGTACGTGTGCCCCAGATAGGTGATCGGCTGATCGCCGCTCGTGTAATACCACTGCTGGTCGACGGTGATGAACGCGTACAACTCGAAGGGCTGGCTGCCGTAAGGACTCGTCTCGATCGCGTCGTAGCTCATGCCGGGGTGTCTCCGGGGAGCGATTGAATTTGCAGCGTCGCCTCCACCACGTTCGTGGTCTGCCACTTGAACTCGGGCGTCTCGTCGATCGCGAGACGCGAGCACGGCAGCAACGAAATCAGAACAGCGCCGGGATTGATCAGGCTCTCCAGCGCATGCTCAAGGCCCAGCGTTTCTGTTCCCCCCGAAACCTCCGTGACTGTGACCACGCGGTGATAGAGAATGTGGGAGCCATCGAGAATAATTGCGAGGTCGCGGCGCGCCACGCTCGGAAACTGGAATCGGGTGTAGCCCGTGTTCACGATGGAGATCGCGACCGCTCCCATATCCGCCTGGGCAGCGAGCACCAGGTCGGCCTGCCAGGTCGGAAACCAGAATGGATTCAGCCTGCCTTTTCTATTCCGCAGGAACGTCCTAAAGTCGTCGATCTCCCCGCGGTTCCTGAGCATGAAGGGCACTGACTTTGCTTCGAGGGTCGCCACGCCGGAGCGGTCGATCACGATGAGCGCGCCGGGGCCGGGGTCGAGCCGCTGCAGCGAGCGCCGGTACGCGGTGTCATTCGCGTGCGCCGCGTTCGGCTCCAGGTCGAGCACGTCCAGGCCGCGGTATTGAGTCGAGGGGAAGGTCACAACCCGTTCTCCACACGATATCCACAACCCACGATATGCCGATTGGAGCGGCTAGGAGCGATTGGGGGGTGCTGAGGTACCGCCCAGGCCCCAACTCTTCGCCTCAGACCGCCTGAGCGGGCCTCTTTTTCGGATTTTGGGGCTGGTCTGAGCATTCAGACCACCTCGCAGTCAAACGTCAGATCCAGTTCCGCGACCTGGCTGGTGGTGCGCGTGACGTCCTGGACGTCGGCCAGCCGACCACGGCGCACCGGGACACAAAGCGAGTTTCCATCCGCCGCCCAGCCGAGCACGACGCCGCCCGATAACTGCACGCCGCCAGTCACCAGGGCAAGGATGTTGACCACCTCATAAACGAACGCGCTGCGCCAGATCATCATCAGGCCCCCAGCTGCGAACTCCCGATGGGTCGTGTCCAGGTACAGCACGGTGTCGCCGGGCGACGCGGGAGCGACCAGGGGATGAGCGTCGGGCCAGAACGGAACGCCCTGCATCTGGCTCTGCCATGCCCACAGCAACGCGTCCAGCAGGCTCTTGCCGAGCCGATCCGGAGTGACGCGAAACTTCAGCTTCGTCCGCGGGATGGTGCGCAGCTGCACGCGCTGCTCGCTGTCGGAATGGGCCTTCAGGACGTCCGTCATCCAGATCTGCGGGTGCTCGGCGATGCCATCCGGCTCCCAGTTCGGCTCAATGCTCATGATTGCGAGCCGGTCCCCGGTGACCTCGAGCGTCGTGCCGTCGATGCCGGGGAAAACGAAGTCGATGCTCTGCGCGATGACAGGATCGCCCTCGGTCGGATAAACCACGTTCTGCAAAAGCTCCCCAAGCGGAGCAAACCGGTAGGGAAGCGTGGGCGTGACCACCAGCACCGTGCCGGTGCCGGTGATGACCACGGCGGTAAAGAACTGCGCGACGTCGCGGAAAGAATTCCAGATGTCGACCACCAGGGTGCGCTGCGTGAGCACCGGCCCCAGCGAAACGACTCGCGGCTTCATGATCACGCGCTCGAACAGACACTCGCCGCCGAACATCTCTGCCATTGTTCCCCCGCGCGCCGTGCGCGGCGGGTCGGCTGGGCTACCGAGCGCCGTCGCGCCACTGAAGTCTGCGGAGCGAACCGACAGCGGCGCGAGCGCGGGCGTGGTCGCGTGATTGAACGCAAGGTGCGAAGCCTCCAACTGCACCATCGGATTTTCGAGTTGGCCAACGAAGTCGGTCATGTTACGTTTTCAAAATTGCGAAGCCCGGAATCCCGGACGGGTTCCCGGCAAAGACCATGTAGTTATCGCCCCCGATCGAATACACCGTGCCCGACGAAAAATTCCCGTAGGTCGCGGCGCTGGTTGCGAATATGCGGGGCAGCGTGCCGAGCAGCGAATAGCCTCCGCCGTCGCGGTGCGCAAAAATGTCGACGGGAATCAGGTTCGCCTGGGCGTTCAGGTTCGAAAAAGAACGCATCACCAGCTGGCGAGCGGACGGCACGTCCTGCGGCGGATCAATCGAGTCCGGAATGTTGCTCGTGCAGAGCTTCCCGTAGTTCGCCTCATTCAGGCGGAAGTTGGCGACCCAACCTCCCGTGTAGGAATCGACATCGGCACGCACGAATCCGTTGGCATCCTGACCAATTTCGCCGTAGCAGGCGAACGGGCATCCGCAGGTGTTCGGCACCATCTGCTGGGTTGCGTATGTGGCTCCCGTCCCTCCGAAAAAGTAAGCGCCTCCAGTCCAGGAGCCGCCCGTCTTGGTCAGCGATGGTCCCCATCCACACGTGCCGAACACCAGCGGGGTGATTTCCAGAACAACTACGACATCGTCGCCCGTTGCGAAAAAATGATAGCGGGTGAACGGAGCCATGTTGTACGGCGACGGTAGGCCGAAGTTCGTCGTGTGCAGGCCCATCACGCCGAACGGGTAGTAAGTCCCGCTCTGTAAATATTGGGGAACGCCAGCCTGGTCGTACCAGGCATTGCTACCGTTGAAACCCGTGCCCAGATTCAGTCCCAGGCCGTTGCAAACTCCGCTGCTCAGTGCCAGAGGCCAGCATCCTGCTTCACCGTGTATGGCCCGCAGATTTACATAGAGGCCGCTCTTGTGCAGGTGCGCGCGCCAGCCGAGTCCTTCCGCCGCGCTGAGGTCTGAGGTCCAACCGAGTCCGGTGAGAAACGTCACCAGCTGCTGCAGCAGATCCATCTCGTCCGTGGGCACGCCCGTCTGATATGCCATTGAAAGCCCTCTCTAAGCCAACCTGACCGCGAAGTAATCGGTCGTCGTCGTGCGGAAAGTGTTCTGCACCATCAGCCACTGAATGCGCCCCACGGTGTTCGTGTTTTCGGCAACCTGGTTGTAGCCGGTGACGCCAGCGACGCCGTCCAACTCGCCGTAGGTGTTTCTCAGATTGACCGCGCCAGCGACGCCGTCGTCGTAAGTGAGCACGATCGGCATCATGAAATAACTGCCGTCCAGGTTCGCGCGCAGATTGTCCATGTACCCGCAGTACGGCCAGATCTTGCCCGGCGAGACGGTGTTGAAACTGTTGTAGTCGAAACCCTTCCAGGTGCCGTCCGGCGTGCGCAGCCGCATCTGCGCGTTGCCGTCATTCGCTGGGTTGGTGCTGTACGATTTAGGAAACGCGCTCATCTCTCCGCCTGTGTAGCTCCAGCGCCAGCGCGGATCGTCGACCGGTGGGGCGTTATGGAAGGCCGCAGGCCCCCAGGACATGGAGCCGCCGATCGCGAGCGGGTAGGGATACTGGAGCGGGCTCGCATACGCATTGATGAAACCCAGGTAGGCGCTCTGGTAAGTTGTGTTGACTTTCACAACGATCACCACGCGCCGCCCGTTCGCCGAAAACCAGAACGGCATGCTGCCCACGCGAAACAAGGGCAGATATTCTTCGGTGTTGCCGCTCGGCTGATGCCAGAAGTCCTGCCCGGAATCGAAACCGAACGCGCCCAGCAGCTGCAGGTTGTCGTAGTCGCCGGGAGCGCTGGTGAATCGAATCACGCCCACGATGATGTTCGCGAGGCCGTCATTTCCTGGTGCGCTCCAGATGTAGTTCTGCCCGGCGCTCCCGCGGAGCGTCGTCCACGGGAGCGTCATCACAAACGAGATCGTGTCCGCGGCGACCCAGGCGGTGCCTCCAGCGACGATGGTGAAGTGAGCCACGGCGCACGTGAACGGGGTCCCCACCGTCGCGGTGCCGAGCGCACCGGAGATGCTGCCGACCACCGTGAAGTGCGTCGCGTCGGTCGCGGTGCAGGTGATCGTCTCGTTTATCGTGCTGGCCGTCCCGATTAAGTTCGAAATCGTCCCGTTGCCGACACCGGCATACTGCGGAGTGAGCGCGTGGCCGAGATTCAGAAACGCATTCAGCTTGTCGACCAGGTCGCCCACGTCCGTCGCTGTTCCGATAAGAACACTCATAGCTCCTACTTTCCCAGCGCGGCGTTCGCCGCCTTCCGGTTGTCGCTGAGGTGCCGCACCACAACCCGTCCAAAGCTCGGGTGCGCCTCCAGGCTCTTGATCACCAGGCCATAGTCGAGGCCCACGGTGAGCGCCGCGCTTCCACTTTTCCCGCCGAGGACATAGCCGCCCGCCGCAACCTCTCCGCCCTGGGCGAAGCCGGGGCCGCGCGATCGCGCCATGCGCGGAGTGAGCAGGCCAGCGTTCAGCGTGTGCAGCAACTCGCGAATGCCGGGCTGGCGCACCACTGCTGCTTTCACCATGAACTCGCCGGTCGACGCCCAGATCGGAACGCTGTCGCTCGTGCCGGTACCGGGGCCGTGGATCATGCCGCCCTCCGCTTTCCCACCCGCGCCCAGCAGCCCGCTGAGAAACCCGCCGAACCCACCGCCGCCGTCTTCGCTCCCCGCGCCCAGCAACTTCGCCTGCAGCTTCGCCTGAATCATTTTCATCAGCAGCTGCTGGAACATTTGCGCCATGCTCGCCGTGATCGACATGGCCAGGCCCCGCATCGCGTCGCCAAAATTCTTAGCCTGGAAGATGCCCTTCGTGAAAAACGAGTTGAGGTCCTTGCCCAGGCTCTTGTTCAACTCCGCGCCCACATCTTTGCTGCTGTCCTTCACCTTGCGCAGCTGCGCATCGGCCTCGTCCACCTTGATGCCGAACTCCTCGGTGGCTTTCACCAGCGCCGGAAGGCCGCTCTGCGTCGCGATCTTTTGCATTTCCGCATACAGCGCCTGCAGCGCCGGCAGTTCCTCTTTGTCGAGCTTGATCAACTCGCGGCGCTTTTCCATCTGGGAGATCGCACCCGTCTCCGCCTTGTCATCGATCCGCTTCCGCGCCTCCTCGAGATGGCGGAGACTCTCCTCGGCTTCCTTCTGCGCCTGCTTGAAGTCGGCCTGCGCCGTCATCACCTTGGTGAACTCAGCGACCTTGCCCTCCACATTCGCTGCGCCGGATTGCAGTAACTCCTTGCGGTACTTCTCGGCCTCGCGATCGATGGCCGCGATTTCGGCGGCGTGCCCCTTGCCCTGCGCCTCCGCGAGCTTGTCCTGGAAATGCAGGACCTCGTCGGCGCGCTTTTTGTATTCGTCCACCTGGTCGGCCACCAGCTTGTTCTGAATTTCGGTAGCATGCAGGTCGGCGATCGCGGCCTTCGTCTTGAGTTCTGAAATTGCTTTCTCGATCTCGACGCGCCGCGCCGGGTCCTTCGTCGTGCGAAGCAGCTTCTCTTCCGCCGTGATCTCTGCCTGGATGCCCTGCTGGGTTGCTTCCGCCGCCGCTTTTTCGAGAGCCATCCGGTGCTGGTAGTAAGTCGTTACGGATTCCGCGCCCTGCTTGAATCGTTCCTTCTCGTCTTCGACAGCGAGCCGGTTGGTTTCCATGAACAGCTGCAGCTTCTCGGTCGCCTGGGCCTTCTCGAACTCGAGGTTGGCACGCGCGAGCGCGGCCTTTGCGCGCGCGGTCATTTCGGATTCGGTGTTGTCCGGAACTTCCTTGTGCAGCCGGCTGGTCACGTCCTGCACCTTGTCAGCGACCAGGTCGCCCAGCGCCTGGATCTCCGCGTCTGCGTTGCGTCCCGATTCTTGCCAGTCCTCCTTCAGCCCGGCCCACATTTCAGGCAAGCTCTTCACCTTGCCGTTTTTCAACATTTCCTGCGCCATCGCGATCGGGCTCGCTTCCCAGATCACCTTCCCGACCGCAATCGCTTTCTCGCCCAGGGAGCGCAATTGGATCGCGACCGCTCCAATCCACAGGATGGCGGTCTTCATGGCCTCGCCCGCTTCGCGCCCTAGCTCTTTGAACGCGGACGCGCCACCGCCCGCGGTAGTCGCGAGGCCCTC